AATGCCAAGAGTCACCGCATCAGATATAGGTGTTGAATTAGAAAAACACGAAATTCAATGCGGTGAAAGATGGACTCAAAACTGGAATAGACTTAAAAAGATAGAAGAACAAGTTAAAGACTTAGATAACAAGACTGAGCTTAAACTAAATCAAATTGATTGGTCTATTAAAGGTGGTTTGGGTGCAGTGATATTAATACTATTAAGTGGCATTATCACCTTGATTATTAAATTATGATAGATAAACTAATCCAACCTATCAGCGAAATTCTTGATAAATTCATACCTGATGCTGATGTCAAACAAAAGATTGCACATGAACTTGCAACCATGTCTGAAAAACATATTCACGAAATTGCAAAAGCACAAATAGAAGTCAACAAAGAAGAAGCCAAAGGTAATTGGTTTCAATCATCTTGGAGACCAGCAACAGCTTGGGTATGTGTTGCAGGTTTTGCAGTTAACTTTCTCATTAGTCCTTTATTAGCACCTTTTGGAATTGATGTGCCTCAAGCTGATACATCAACTATGCTACCTGTATTAATGGGTATGCTTGGTTTAGGTGGTATGAGAAGTTATGAGAAAACTAAAGGATTAACAAAATAATGTACGAAAACATAAAAGAAATGCTAATCAAGAATGAAGGATTAGTTCTGCAAGTCTATAAAGATAGTTTAGGATACGACACAATTGGCGTAGGTCGTTGCTTAGATAAGAATGGCATATCAGAAGATGAAGCTATGTATTTACTTGAGAATGACATAGAAAGAGTAATAGCTAGCTTAGATAAAAACTGGAAAGTATGGCGTACATTTCCACCTATTGCTCAAGAGGTTTGTGTGGACTGCACCTTCCAAATGGGAATCTCAGGATGGATGAACTTCAGAAGAACAAGAGCCTTGATGGAGATGGGAGCATGGTTAGAAGCATCTGAAGAGATTTTGCGAAGCAAGTATAATACACAAACCCCTGTAAGATGTGCTAGAAACTCAAGAAAACTAGCCTTATGTCAAAATGCCAAGAAAGACATCAGATCAACATCAAAATAATTCAAGACTAGGTGCTTTGGGTGAATCCTTAGTACAAACCTTTCTGCTTGAATACGCTGACTTTTGTTTCCCAACCCAAGAAAAACATCCTGCTGATTTGATGGTTGAGTTTGGATCAGCCAAATATACAGTGCAAGTAAAAAGCAGAAGGGCAACTAAAGAAAAGAAGTTTGTCTTTGCTGCTGAGAACTCAAGATCACAATCTGAAACTTATAGACAATATACTTGCGACATTCTAGCTTTTGTATTCTTTGATGATGAGCAAAAAAGAATCATGTTTAAACCTAACACATCATCACAAAACTATTTTACCTTTGACAAAAAGGCTATCACTGAATCTATGGAATTAGATTCTTTGCAAGAAACTCTTGCTACTCTAAGTTCAGTTCCTGTTCTAAATCCTATAATTTAATACTTGCATTGTATATAAATATAATTTAATATATTTATATTAATTAAATGGAGGAGTTAATTATGATTGAGAAATTACAAGCATTAGTGTTGTTAAGTGCTATAGCATATCTTTGTTATGGTGCTGCATTAATTATCAGAGACAGGAATAACAAATGAGAGAAATAACATTAAACGAAGTTGGTAAAGTAAAACCCTTGATCTTAGCTAAAAGGCAAATAAGAGGTTACTACAGAGATGTATTTACTGGAGAGAATAAAGTCCAAGTAGATGAAAGAGAATATATAGTCAGAGATTCCTTGACTGAGATAGCTTATCTAATGGGAGCTAATACATGAAGATTGAATCATTAAAGAACTTTGAGTCAGAACAAAAAGGTCAAGCACTTATCTACAAAGATATACCTAACGAAGATTACCATGCAGGCGTAGGTATAAGCAGTAGTTATATTAGAAGATTTGGTCAATCGCAATTACACGCAGTTAATCATAAATCTGAATCTACTCCTGCATTAAAGTTTGGCACAGCAGCTCATTCTTTATTAGTAGAAGGTAAAGAAGCATTTGATAAAGAGGTTAGAGTTATGGAAGGCTCACCTTATACAAAAGCCTATAAAGAAGAGAAAGCCGAGTATGAAGCACTAGGTTATATAGTCTTAAAAGAAGAAGATGCGAATATGATCTTTGAGATGAAGGCAAATATGATTTATGAGGGTAATGCTTACTTAAATGCAAAAGGCAAATTAGCAGAAGCAAGTATCTATTGGTATGAAGATAATGTGTTATGCAAATGCAGGCCTGACATGATTTGTCCACCCTTAAATGAACCTAACTCTGATAATAAAATTGTGGTTGTGGATTATAAGACCACCATATCTTGCGAGCCTTACTCTTTTAATAAGTCAGTTAAAAAGTATAGCTATGACCTACAAGCATCATTCTATAGGAGAGGATTACAGATGGCTGGCTATGATGTTGATGAGTTTGTATTCATAGCCCAGGAGAAAGTACAGCCCTATGCTTCTAAAGTATTTAGAATAACAAAAGAGCAAATGGACTATGGTTGGAACATGATGGAGAGCTATTTAGAAGAGTATAAGGAATATCAAAAAGGTAAACCTCTTACTATCTACAATAGTCCTAATGTTGTGGATTTGGTTTTGTGAAAAATAGAAATCTTAACAATCACGATAACTGGGCAACGCCTGAAGAATTTTATCAAGAGTTAAATAAAGAATTTAATTTTGATTTTGATCCTTGTCCTTTATTTGCAGACTTTGACGGATTAGAAATTGAATGGGGTAAAAGCAACTTTATTAATCCACCTTATAGCAGAAAGCTAAAAGATGCATTTGTTAAAAAAGCTATTGAAGAAGCAAGAAAAGGTAAATTGTGTGTATTGTTATTACCAGTTAGCACTAGCACTATTTTGTTTCACGATTATATCCAGCCTAATGCAGAAGAAATAAGGTTTATCAGAGGTAGGATTAAATTTATTGGTATTAACACTTTTGGAGAGGAAGTAAGCAATAAAGCTGGTATGCATGATTCTATGGTGGTGATATTAAAAAAGGGCAAATAGATATATGAGAGTATTAAGTATTTGGAGAGTTTATCCTTTGCCCTTGAACCTAGTATACAGTTTTTGGAGAAGTAGGTAATAAAGTTCTAGCTTTATTATCAAATAAATATTAATATAAAAAAGGAGAGTCAGAATGGACGAAAAAACAAAAAAAGCACTGTGGATATCGGAAGATTTACATAAAGAGATCAAGATATTTGCAATCAAAAATAACATGAATATTGAGACTGCATCTCAGATGGTCTTAAAGCTAGGTATGTGTTCTTATAGGGAGAATAAGAATGGGTCAAAATAAAGCAGCAGTAGACAAACGTAGAGAAGAGTTAGAAGCTGAGAGATTAGATAAGTCAATCAAGATGTATTACTTTCAGAAAGGAGCTGGAGAGCACTATAGAGAAATACAATATGAAAGTGGCAGAGTTGTAAGGACTGATTTCAATGATTGAGTGGATTCTATATTTTATTGCAGGGATATTTGGTTTAGTTGCGATAGCTGGAATCATCAGTGTTATAGCAGCAATATATATTTTAAATGAGTTAGATTAATGGTAAATGGTAGAAACAAAGGCGCGGCATTTGAGAGAGCAATAGTCAATAAGATTAATATCGTACTTGAATCTAAAGGATTAGATACTAGGGTTAAAAGAAATCTTGACCAGTATCAAACTAAAGGCATGGCTGATATTTATTGGGATAAGTTTGCTATTGAATGTAAGAGATATAAAGCTGGTGGTAAAAAGACCATGTATAAGAATGAGTGGTGGCAACAGGCGGTAGATAGTGCTGGAGATGATTTAATACCTTTGCTAATTTATAAATATGATAGAAGAGACATTATGTGTGTGATTCCTTTATTTTTGGTTACATCTGTTGATGCACCAAATTGGGAATGTACATATCTTTGCCCTCTATCAGAAATATGTGAAAGGTTAGATGAAATCTTACAAAAATCTAATGGATTTAAACAGTTATCTACTTGAAGAAGATTTTGAAGAGTTTTGTAGGCGTTCCTACGAAAAAATCTCATTGGCTTGCGAAGTATTTGGCATAGTTAATGATGAGGATTATTACAGTTTTAAGGAAAGGTGTTACACCCAACTTGAGACTGATTATTTAAACAGTATTGATAAAACAATACATTAACCATAGGAGAGTATTATGGATATATTAGGTGGAATGTCGAATTCCAATGGAGATAGCAAGGATTATTACCTTGCTTTTATAACCAAAGAACAAACATTTAAAGTCAATGGTAAAACGCCAATTGAGTTTAAATATTTGCAGTTAGACCCTGCAACATTCAAATCAGGCTGGGGTCGATACAGTGGCGAATATGAATATGTTTGGGACAGCCAATTTGGTCAAGCTGAAACTAAACCAGGCGATGACTGGAAAAGAGCTTTTAGTTGTGTAGTTATGCCTTATGGACATGACCATGCGCTTATTTGGAGTAGATACTCTTATGCAGAATCTACTGCTTTTAATAAGATACTAACTAGCTTTTGGAATCAAATGGATGCAAATAGCGGTTCTTTACCTGTAGTTGAGTTTAAAGGCTCAAAAGAAATACAAGTAGGAATCGGCAGATCCTCTGAGCTTGATTTTACATTTAGTAAGTTTGCGCCTAGATTTGATGGTTTTGAAATACCAGCTTTCTATGACAAAGACGATGAACCTATTGAGGACACATTTAAAAGTCCTAATGATGGTCTTGCTGATAAAGTTCAGGAGATG